AAGGCGATAGAACCCGGTGCGTTTTCCCTTTGCGTCGAAGTAGGGAAGACGAAAGGCCCAGCCCATCGGGTAATGCGCTTCGCCGAGCTTCGCGATGTCGTCGGGGGAGAGCACCTCGAAGCCGAGGCGTTCCTCCGCGTCTCTCGGCGTCAGGCCGCTCTCGGCGAGCTTCTCTACGAAGAGATCGCGCGGCGAAACCTCCTCGCTTCCCTCCTCTTCGTGCTTCGTTCTCCTCTTCTTGGTGGTGGTGGTTTTCACGATGATCTTTCTCTCCGAAGGCGGGTTTCGGCGCGTCGCTCCCCGAAACGGGGGCGGTAGATCGGAAGCGGGAAGGTAGGGGAAGCAGGGCAGGGAAGTCTAGACTACGGATCGGACTACAGTAGAAAAGTCAATCCGTAGTCTACCTAAGCTCTTGAGCGGGCGGAGAAATTCGGCGAATTTTTGCCAGACTACGGATCGCGGAAAAATGCGCCAAACTTCTCCTATATAAATTTTCGTGACGTAATGAAAACGTTATTGCAATATTTTTTCTAAGAAGTCTTTAGAAAGAGAATCTGTAGTTAGTGTAGTCTGTTTCCCGGAGATCGGCTCTAGAAGCCGTTCTCCGGGAGACTACGGGTCGCGATCGATCCGTAGTCCGATCCGTAGTCTAGGACCCCTCGATCGCCCGGAGAGCGAGGACCCGCGCGGGTCTCCGAGGATCGGATCGATCCGTAGTCTGCGCACCCTCTAGCGGAATCGTACGTGAGAGAGTAGGCTCCGCACCCTAACCAGGAGATCAGAGGGGAAACTTCCTTGCCGTTCGCTCCTCCTCGCATCTGTACCTTCCCAGGATGTGGTGCCGTTTGTACCGGACCGAGATGCGTTCTTCATCCCTATCCTAAGAGATCATCCTTTTCCTCCGATGCGCAACGGCGCAAAAGATTCGGGGAACCTCCCGAGGAGCGGAGCCGGATAAACAGCCGACGCTGGCAGCGTCTTCGTCTTCTCGTCCTGCATCGTGATCCCGTCTGCAGAGTCTGTCGTCGGAAGGTTTCGACCGATGTTGATCACATCCTCTCGCGTCGAGACGGAGGAAGAGATGAGATGAGCAATCTGCAGGGAATCTGCCACGCGTGCCACTCGTCAAAGACATCGCACGAGGTAAACGAACGAACGAGGGCGCGCTCGTCAAGATCATCGTCGACGAAGGGGAAGGGGTATGCTCAACGATAGGGCGTGCAGCTGTAGACCGCGCGGTAGCCTGTCAGATGTGCATCGACAGGTGAGGGGCTGAAATGGGCGTAGGACACGGAGGTGGAGCGAAGCCGAAGCCCCGCGAACTGAAGGTGCTAGCGGGAACGCTTCGACCGGATCGCGACAACCCCGATGCGCCCGAGCCTTCGCCCGATCTTCCGCAGCCTCCCGCGTACCTAACGGTGCTAGAGCGGAAGGCGTTCTTGATCCTCCGCTCGCGGTTGGAGGAGATAAAGATTGCGTCGAAGTCGCACACGGAGATGCTCGCCCTCGCCGCGCGGGAGCTGGCGACCGTCGAGGAGCTGGCGCGCTTCATCGCGAAGGAGGGGAGAACGTACCGGACGAAGGGGAGGGGTAAGCACGCGACGTGGATGACTCGGACCCGCCCCGAGGTCGCGCAGCTCCAGGAAGCGTCGCGCCGCCTCGCGATCTACCTCGGGGAGTTCGGGCTCTCTCCCGCTTCCTCCGTCCGGGTAAAGGTTCCCGCGAAGGGATCGAAGAAGAAGGGAAGCGGTGGATGGCAAGACCTCTGAGCAACCCTTCGCCCCTTTCCGGTCGCTACGTCGAGCGCGCGGTGGAGTACGCTCGCGCCGTCGTCGCAGGGAAGATCGAGGCGTGCGCGTACGTCCGAGCGGCGTGCCAGCGACAGCTCGATGATCTCGCGCATCCTCCCGACGGGTATCGCTTCGACGCGGCGAAGGCGACGAAGGTCTGCGTCTTCCTGGAACTGCTTCCTCACATCGAAGGGGAGTGGGCGAAGCGCCGCGAGAAGCTCCGCCTCGAAGGGTGGCAGCTCTTCGTTCTAACTACCGTCTTTGGGTGGGTCTCCGTGCTCGACGGGGCGCGGAGGTTCAAGCTCGTTTACATCGAGGTACCCCGGAAGAACGCCAAGTCGACGACCTCGGCGGGCGTCGCGCTCTACGCTCTCGCGGCGGACGAGGAACCGGGGGCGCAGGTCTATTCGGCGGCGACGACGCGGGAGCAAGCGAGGATCGTCTTTAATACGGCGAAGCGGATGGCGCAGCGCGAGGAAGGGTTTCGCGAGCGCTACGGCGTACAGGTAAACGCGCACAACCTTTCGATCGACGAGAACGCCTCGAAGTTCGAGCCCCTCTCCTCCGATTCGTGGACCCTCGATGGATTGAACATCCACTGCGCGGTGATCGATGAGCTGCACGCGCATAAGACGCGCGAGGTCTACGACGTGATCGAGACCGGGACCGGCGCGCGGTCGCAACCGTTAACGTGGTGCATCACCACCTCGGGATCGAACCGCGCAGGAATCTGCTACGAGGTCCGCGAGTACGTCCTGAAGATTCTTAAGCGGGTGGTAAGGGATGAGACCGTGTTCGGCATCGTCTACACGGTCGACGAGGGAGACGAGAAGCGCTGGGACGATCCCCGCGTCTGGGCGAAGGCGAATCCGAACCTCGGGGTCTCGGTTTATCCGGCGTATCTCGAACGGCTCGCGCAGAAGGCGCGGCATTCGCCGAGCGCGCTCTCGAACTTTCTTACCAAGCACCTGGACGTCTGGGTCAACGCGGATACGGCGTGGATGGATATGCCCGCTTGGGGGCGCGCTGGTAATCCGAACCTGGAGCTGGAAGACTTCGAGGGTCGCCGCGCGTGGCTCGCGCTCGATCTAGCGAGCAAGATCGACGTTGCGGCGCTTGCGATCCTCATCGAGGGAGCGCGTGCGCGCGGAGACGAGGAGAACCTGTACCTCTTCTTCAAGTTCTGGGTGCCGGAGGAGCGCGTCGAGGAATCGGACAACTCCCAGTACGAGGGCTGGGTGCGCTCCGGGCATCTTCTCACGACGCCGGGGAACGTCACCGACTTTAACGTGATCGAGGAGGAGCTGCGCGATCTCTGCAAACTCCTGAGCGTCGACGAGATCGCGTACGACCCCTACCAGGCAACGCAGCTCGCGACCACGCTGCTCGCCGAGAAGCTCCCGATGGTCGAGATGCGTCCCACGGTCTTGAACTTCTCCGAGCCGATGAAGCAGCTCCAGGCGGTGGTGATCGGGAAAAAGTTCGTCGGATCGGAGAAGCGCGAAGAAGGAGAAGGGGTAGCCACGACCGAACGCTGCGTGCTCGTGCACGACGCGAATCCGATGATGGCTTGGATGGTGTCGAACGTCGTCTGTCATTCCGATGAGAAGGATAACATCTATCCGAGGAAGGAACGCCGTGAGAACAAGATCGACGGTCCGGTAACCGCTATCATGGTTCTCGGGCGCTATCTCGCCAGGAAGCGGTCCAGGACGGTATACGAGAAGAAAGGGCTGACGGTGATAGGATGATCAAGCTGATCGATAGGTTTCGCGGCGCGGGGCGCATCCTTCTCGGGAGATCGAAGGCGAAGGGAGCGGTAACGCACCCGCAAGACATCCTCGACGATCTGCAGCGTGGGCAGGAATCCGATGCCGGGGTCGAGGTAAACGCGCTCTCCGCGATGCGGGTCGCCGCCGTCAACGCATGCGTCCGCGTCATCTCCGAGTCGCTCGCCTCCGCTCCGCTCCGCATCTTTACGCGGACGGACATCGACAAGCGCGCTCCGGCCCTTGATCATCCTCTCTGGCCGCTTCTTCACGAGGGTCCGAACGAGTATCAGACGATCTTCGAGTTCATCGAGATGTTAAGCGCCTCCGTTCTCCTGCGTGGTAACGGGTACGCGTTCATCAACCGGATGGCGAATCCGAGGACCGGGAAGGAGTTCATCGGCGAGCTTCTTCCGCTTCATCCTGATTACGTCGAGGTGTCGGTCGATCGATCGCGGGCGCTCTCCTATCGGGTGCGCCTCGACGATACCGGATCGGAGCCTCCTGTCGTTCTCTCGGCGCGGCAGGTCTTTCATCTTCGCGGTCTCTCGTCGAACGGGTACCTCGGACTGAATCCGATCGCGCTCGCGCGCGAGACGATCGGTGGAGCGATCGCGCAGCAACGGTACGGGGCGCGGCTCTTCAAGAACGGAACGAAGCTCTCCGGGGTCTTGGAACATCCCGGAGAGCTGAATCAAGACAGTGCGGATCGCATCCGCGAGTCGTGGGAACGGATGTATTCCGGGGTGGATAACGCGCATCGAACGGCGGTCCTCGAAGAGGGGATGAAATATAAAGAGATTTCGATGACCGCCGAGGATTCTCAATTCAGCGATGCGCGGAAGCTCTCCAGACAAGACATCGCTTCGATCTACCGCGTCCCGCTCCATAAGATCGGCGACCTGAGCGGCGCTACCTTCTCGAACATCGAGCATCAAAACATCGAGTTCGTTTCGAACTGCCTCTTGCCCTGGGCGCGGCGCTGGGAACTGGCGGTGACCCGCGACCTGATAGAGGCTCCGCGCGTTTACTATCCGCGCTTCGGTCTCGACGTTTTTCTACGCGGTGATACCACGGCGCGATACGCCGCCTATGCGGTCGGACGCCAATGGGGATGGCTCTCGGCGAACGACATCCGGGCGCTGGAAGAGATGAACCCGATCGAAGGAGGAAACACCTATCTCTCTCCGATGAATATGATCCCTGCCGATCTTCTCGACGACTACATCGGGGCGCTGATCAAGAAGCTCGAAAACGGCGGAGAGATCGGCGGGAATCCGGGGGACCCGGCGCTGGGTCCGGGAAGCGAGAAGCCGAAGAAGGAGGACGTAGCGCGGGCGGTGAGAACTCTTCAACTACTGACGAGGTGATACGATGGAGATGAGGAAGATATACGAAACGGATGCGGACGGAAAGGTGATCTTCGAGAAGATCGGCGCGACGATCGACGCGGAAGCGTCGATGAAGTCCGGTTCGCTGGTGATGAAGGACCTGCTCGCTCCGAAGAACGTTGTCGGGGTCGAGATGCTCCTCGCGAGTCCGCGTTGGCACGTCTCGCCCGAGATGGTCCTCCTCGGCGCGACCCAGGGGTGGCTCGTGCTCGGGAAGGATACCCTGACGGTTCGCGCGAGGAACGGGTCCTACCGCTACCTGGTGAAGCGGACCCCAGGACACTACTGCTGTCACTGCAAGATGGCGATCGCGGACGCGAACGGGAGGACCGAGTTCAGCGGAAGACCGATGACGATCGGCGAGGAGCACGTCGCGAGGCTCCACGGAGGAGAGGCATCGCCCGACCCGAACAATCCGTCGGGATTCGAGCGGATCAACTATTTGGATTGTCTCTACGACGGAAAGGAGTAAACCATGGCAAACCTCGTCTTTAACATTTCTCTTGGGCGGGTGGTCGAGTTCTACAACCGGGTAAAGAACAACGACCCGGCGGCGTCGGAGCTGGTGATCGCCCTCCTCGCCGCGTCGGGGATCGAGAGCGACGCGACGTTGAAGGACAAGAAGACGTTCGCGGAGGTGGTTTCCGGCGCGACGAACGAGGCGACGAACACCGGGTATGCGAAGAAGGTTCTCGGCGACGCCGATCTCCTCGCGTGGGCTCCGGACGACGCGAATGACCGCTGGGACCTCGACCTCCCGGATCAGACCTGGACCGGGGTCGCGAACGACGGGACGGGAGCGATCAGCGACGCGGTAACTAACTACGATCCGGTTGGGAGCCAGACGCATTCAGATTTGATCCCGATGACGCTGCACGATTTTTCGGTCACGCCGGACGGTTCGGACATCACGCTCCAGGTAGCGGCGGCGGGATTCTTCCGGGCTTCGTAACGAGAGGACGAAAAGGAGGACCTATGAAGATGTTGACGAGAGGCACGCTAGCGATGCTAGTGGGGTTCGCGCTGGTAGCGGTGAGCTTGGGTACGAACGTCGCGTGGGGCGGAGAACTCAACCTGACGTGGGAGGACCGAAGCACGAACGAGACCGCTTTCGAGATCGAACGGAAGTCGGAGCCGTGCACCGGGTCCTCGCCCTTCGTCTTGCACGCTACGGTCGGGGCGAACGTAACGACCTACAAGGACACGGGATTACCGGAGGGCGCGACGTTCTGCTACCGAGTAGCGGCGACGAATCCGGGAAACAAATCGCCGTACTCGAACTCGGACGATGGCGTGGTGCAGTATACAGTCCCTACTGCGCCGAGCAACCTCCAGGTCGGAGGTTTGTGATGTGGTTGCTCGGCTTGTGCGTGTGGAGATGATATGGACCTGATCCCTGAAATTTCTCCGCGCAACGTGCAGGGTATCGACACGGTAGAGGTGCTGTTTCCTGTGGATGTCAAGGAGCGGTATCTGCAACTGTTTCCTCAGATTTCGGCGCAGGACTACCGCGATCCGAGGTTCAGCATGACCGCGCGATTCTACTGGCTCGATCCGAAGGACGATGTTTGGCGACGCCTAGCCGGAGACGTGCAGTGGCGCGGGCACCCGGATAACGATCCTTCCGATCCCGACTCGGTGTTCGCGCACCAGATCGATACGCTCTTTGACAGCAGTAACGTGCCTCGCGATATTCGCGGACAGTTGATCCGGGCCGAGCTGATCGTTCCGACTCGCATGCGCGTCGGGTTGAAGATCGTCGCCTCGGATACTTCGATCTGACACATGGCT